AAATAGATGGCTCTTGTTATGCCGCTAAAGGCCCTCAATCCTGGCATTGGGCTAAAGTCTCAAGCGGTGAGCGTGGGTCTAATTGGTGGGATTTCTGCCAGTCAGTGCTTAAGCTCAAGCCTAAACAACTATTCAGACTCAATGTTTCGGGAGATATCCCAACAACTGAGACTGGAATAATAGACAAAGAAAAACTCTCTGTCTTAGTCAAAGCTTGTGAGCTTCAAGAGCTGAAAGCCTGGACGTATACCCATACTTATTTAAATGATGATGAAAACCTAAACATCATCAAAGAGAATGAGTCTAAGCATCTAACTATTAATCTATCTTGCGAGGATAGATACAAGGCCGCTGAATACCAGCAACAGGGCTTTAATGTCTCAATAGTAGATGATGATATCTTTGATCTCTTACAGCGTGGTTATGAGGTCAAAGAAGGGACAACAAAGTTTGTTGCTTGCCCTGAACAATATATCGACGGCGTGACCTGTTCAAGCTGTCGTAAGTGCATCAAGAGCAGCTCTAAGCGTGAGGTAATAGTCTTTAAGACTCATTAGATATGAGCACTCTTTGGTATCTCTTAGTATTCTTCTCACCACTAATCATCTCTATTCTTTTACAACACAACGCCTCTTCTAATTGAAGAGGTATTTTTTTTTATTAGTGTGGATCGTAGTATCTAATAATTAAATAGATACATATAACGAAAACTAATAGGGCAGCTAATCCATCAATCATTTTTCTTATTGATAATGAGAATCAATAGTATAAATACCTATGACAATTATTCAACTGTCTATAGTTCATTTGTACTATCACGATGCAGGGTAGATGGGGAAGCCGAATAAGTGGGGCCACGGGTCATGAGTTTGCCACGGGGTGATATATCCTAGAGTGGTATAAGGATTACTCAACCAGTATGGCAGTTGTAACAGCTAGAGATAAGTTCTATGCACCACTTAAGGAAGTGGCACGGCAGTATTTACCTATGCTTATGGCACGGCTGAAAGTCCTTGAAGAACGTTCACTCAATGCGATGGACTACCTGGATGATGAAGCTGATACAGAGCATGAGGTGGTGTGGTCTCTTGATGACACTGAAAGGATAGCCTCCATTGCTGAAGCACAGACAGACCTGCACAAAGCAGTGCTAGAGGCAGGAACAACTCAGGCTTTGGTGGGTGCATTTATAGATCTATTACAAGAAGACTACGGAAGAATCAAAGATAGCAGGTGTTTCTTTATAGGACCTGATGGACACTACATACCATTATATGAGGGACAAACACCAGACCATTAAAACCACAAAGGCTCCCGATTAAAGGAGCCAGTGCAGTAGTTGGTTAATCGTTTACTTGTAGTAAACAACACCACGATAGACGAGTTTAGTCATAAGACTTAGCCTCTTAACTTCCTAACGCCCGTTCCATCGTTAGGTTGCCTGCGTCCTACAGAAGGATGAACGTACGCAGAGGCTATCAGATCTGGTAGTCGTTGCTACTAACAGTCTAACACTTTGTTAACTGTCCTAGAAGATACCAGGTATCACTTGACCAGTGAATACATAAGCACCTAAAGCAGCTACAAATCCCATCATAGCTAGGCGACCATTGAGTTCCTCTGCAATATGCATTGGATCTCCTTCATGATTGTGATTTTCCATGACTTCAATAGAGGGTTCAAGGGTAATGATCTCAGTATCATTCATTAGAATTTAAACTTAGCTCCAACCTTAGTTGAATAGCTGTTGTCTACATCTTCTGCTGTTTGAAGAGCTATCTCTCCATAGATATCTAGCTTGCTAGTAGCAGCGACTGAACCGCCAAGCTTACCTGATACATTAGTGTCATTATCATCAGCTCCATCAGTAGCTGAGATGGTTGGTCCTCCTTGGATATAGTAAGTTGCAGTGTCGTTGCCTCCTTCATAGCCAATATGTAGATCGGTATTTGTAGATGTGTAGTCTGATCCAGTGAAACTTGAGTTAGCTTCAGTGTTTAAGTAAAAGTTACCAGCAAGGGCAGGAGCTGTGCCTACACCTAGCAGGGCAGCTAGAGCGATTGCGAACTTCATAGTATGTAATAAAACAATAATCTAAGTATACCTGCTCATCCCCAATTGATTGTTCTCTTACGTTCGGTTGTCACCAATTGAGGTTGCTTCTCTTCTCTTTGCTCTTCTTCTTCCTTCTCTACCTTAAGTACCTTAACGTCCTTAACATTCTTAAGCTTGTGATACTGCATTTAAGTACTACTTTTAAAACCACACTTTAAACGGTAAAAGGCCTTTCTAAATAGACAACTTAGAAAGTGTCACATAAGGACTAGATTTAAGTTCGTCTTCCTCCTTACTCTTTGGAGGTCCTTTCAACTATCACGCCTTATACACATGGCATCAACAAAGATTAAAATCAAAGGAACCTTAACTGGATGGATACCTTCATTTCATGAGGAACCTACTTGGAAGGGAGATCCCTCTGACTTCAGATTAAAGATAAAGATAGAGGGTAAGGAAGCTTCTGCTTTAGAAGATGACCTAGCTACTAACTACCAGTCTCTATGTGATTGGTATACAGAGAAGAGTGGTAAGAGGTCCTACTTCGGAGAGCCTTGGGAAACAGATGGAGACAGTATCATTGTTCGTCTTTGTGCCAAGCCTAAGTATGAGGAATTTCCTTTCCCTGTAGTAGATGGAGACCTAGAACCATTAGATGAGTCTCTTGAATTAAGAGAGGGATCAGAGGTTTTAGTTAGCTGTGAGCTTAAGAGTTATTCACCTAAGAGTCCTAAGGGTGGCATGAGAATAAGACCTCGTGCTATTCAGATCCTGAGTGCTGTCACTGCTGAGGCAGTAGACAATGGTGACCTTGATCTAGAGAATGAATTTGGTACAACTGAAGGCTTCAAGCAGTCAAAACCAAACGTCAAGAAAAAAGCTGCTACTGTAACTAGCGAAGACGAAGACTTCTAAATTATGGCCCGACGGTTTCACAAGTATGGACGACGTACTAGAGATGGATTCAGGTCGGGCTTTGAATCAGAAGTAGCTCACAATCTCAAAGAACTAGGGGTTCACTTTGAATACGAAAAACATAAGTATGATTTAGTGATCCCTCGTTCTTATACACCAGATCTTGTTTTAGCTAACAATATCGTGGTTGAAATTAAGGGCTACTTCGACAGTGAAGATCGTCGACTTATGAGGGTCTTCAAGGAGCAGCATCCTGGTGTAGACATTAGGATGTGTTTCCAGAACCCACACCAAAAATTAAGTAAGACAGCCAAAATGACTTACGCAATGTGGTGTGATAAACATAATATTCCTTGGTGCAAGGGACCTAACTTGCCACGACGCTGGACTCTGTTATAGTTCAGGTGGTAATTGGAAGGGTTACCCGAAAAGACTCCAAGGAATGTTCCCCGACCTTGGAGTTTTTTTAATGGGACAAGCTGAAGAACTAATCTTTCTTTTGAAATCTATTGATGCGATAGGTATCAAACAAAATTGGAATAGAGAGAAACTAGAGCACACAAAGCAAGAGGCTATTTGGGAGTACTATCACGCTGAGCAAAAGATACATAACACTGATAAACATCATCAACGGGGTAACTTAAATGACGGTGATTCACGGTCCATGCCCTAGATGTGGCAGCAAGGACAACCTAGCTATCTATGAAGATGGACACACCCACTGCTTTGGTATGGGGTGTAGCTATCGAACACCACCTGACTCTTCCTTTCCAATTCCTATGACTACAACTACTACAAAAGAAATTGAAACTATTTCTGGTGAGTATGTAGACATCACTAGCCGTAAGTTAAAAGCTGAGGTATGTAGAAAAAGTACATACTTCAAAGCTAAGCACGGTGGTGAAGCTGCTTACTACTGTCCTATCTACAGTAACGATAGGGTTCTCACTGGTTACAAGATTAGAAAGAAGAATAAGAACTTCTTAATGCAGGGTTCTAATCCAGACAGTACCTTCCTCTTTCAACACATGTGGAGTGGTAACAACAAACTTCTTGTAGTTTTTGAAGGTGAGTATGACGCACTTAGCTATATGCAAGTGAGACCTAACTGGCCTGCAGTAAGCCTGCCTAATGGCTGTGAGTCAGGTAACAAGGTATGTAAGGCTCAGCTAAGTTTCCTTCAATCTTTTGAGACAGTTATCTTCTGTTATGACGCTGATGCTGCAGGACAGAAAGCAGCATTAAGAGATGTCCAGCTCCTACCACCCAGGCAGGGAAAGATTGGAGTTTTAAATGGTTATAAAGATGCTAATGAGGCTCTCCAATCTGGAGATACTAAGGCCATAGTTAATATGGTCTTCAATGCTAAAGAGTATGAGCCAGATGGTATCATCAACGCATCTAAACTACTTGCCTCTGTACTTGAAGATCCAAAGGTAGACAGTGTTGAGTATGGCTTTCCTTTTCTTGATGACAAGCTTCATGGCCTACGACGCTCAGAATTATGTACTATCACGGCTGGTACGGGGCAAGGTAAATCAACTTTTGTAAATGAAATTGCCTATAACCTCGCAGTCAACCAAAATCAGAAAGTTGCCGTTATATCACTTGAAGAGAACAATCTTAGAACTGCAAGAAGATTTGTCGGTATTAACCTTAATCACCCATTACATATTGACCGTGGAGATTTTACAGATGAACAAATTGAACAAGCATTCGAGGCAACACTCGGCAAGGGGAACATCTATTTTTACGACCATTTTGGGAGTCTTGATTCTACCGTTCTTCTTAATCGGATACGTCATTGTGTTAGTGCTTTGGATTGCAGCTTCATTATCTTTGATCACTTATCGATTCTTGTTTCGGGTATGGAACAAGCTCAAGATGAACGTAGGGCTATCGACCAAACGATGACTCGTTTAAGGTCCTTAGTAGAAGAAACAAATTGTGGCATGATTCTTGTGTCACATTTAAGAAGACCTTCAGGAGATAAAGGGCATGAAGATGGACAACAGACTAGTTTATCTGGTCTTCGTGGTAGTGCAGCTATTGGTCAGCTCAGTGACATTGTCCTTGGCCTGGAGAGGGATCAACAGGCCGCAGATAATACTGAATGTAGAATCAGAGTCCTCAAAAATAGATTCAGTGGCTGGCTCGGTTTGTGTGGAAGTGTGAAGTATTATCCAAAGACTGGCAGAATGTTACCGCTGGATGATAATGCTGTAATCACAAATGACTTTGTTGAATCCGATTTTTGATGTTCATCTTAGAAAGATAAACAAACTTAAAATCTCTGCTTTTGCTGCTACTGAAAAAGCAAAGCGTATCCTTTCTACCTTCTTTAAAACTCATGACTACGTGTACACCTTTGATGAGTCAAGAATCAAAGAAATCCTTAAATACTGCCTCTCTAAAAAACTCACTGTCCATATCGATGAGAGTATTCGACATAGAGACAAACGCTTTAAGGATTGAAGACATTACAGAGATTCACTGTTGTGTAACTGGTACTCCTAGTGGTGAGACTCGTCTTTATACCAACCCAGAAGAGTGGTTATTTGTATTAGAGAACGCTGGAACACTTATTGGTCACAATATTATTCAATACGATATACCAGCAATACAGAAGCTCTATCCAAGTTTTAAACCAAAGGGAAGAATTATAGATACGTTGATATGTAGCAGGATGTTTTGGCCTGACATATTAGAAGTAGATTTTAAACATAAGTGGGAAACTATGCCTCTTAAAATGTATGGTCGTCATAGTCTAGAAGCTTATGGTCACAGATTGAAACAATATAAAAAACATGCAGATATACAGGATTTTTCAAAGCTAACTAAAGAATTAGCAGAGAGATGTGTTTGCGATGTCGAAGTAACAGCTACACTTTGGCGTAGGCTGCAGCCCAAGGTTGAATCGTATCCCTTAGCGGTTGATCTTGAGATGGAGTTTGCCACTCTTATCTCTAAACAGGAGAAATCTGGCTTCGCCTTTGATGTTAAAGGGGCATTGGAGTTAGAAGCTACGATTGTCGAACAACTGAATACTATTGATGAACGATTAAGACAGAAGTTTCCGTTCATTGACGGGGGTATCTTCACTCCTAAGCGTGATAACCAGAGCCGTGGGTACATAGCTTCTTGTCCTATGTCACGATTAATTCCTATTAATCCAAACTCACGAGATCATATAGCTTGGGTTTTAAAGAATCATCTGAAGTGGAATGCAGAAGTCTTCACCGAAACTGGTAAACCCAAGATCGATGAGACGATTCTTAAGGAGATTCCTGGAGCAGAAGATTTCGTATCTTTCTTAACGCTTCAAAAACGTCTTAGCCAGCTAAGTACTGGCAACAGTGCTTGGTTAAAGCTAGTTAGCAAAGACAATCGTATTCACGGCAGCGTGATTACTGTTGGATGTGCTACTCAGAGAGCATCACATGTCCACCCCAATATGAGCCAAGTTCCTGCCGTTAGGTCAGTCTTGGGATCGGAGTGCCGAGCTTTGTTTGGACCTAACGTCCTACCCTTGTCCATCCCTAAAGGGCGATTAAGTAAGCGAGGTTCTAGGGTAGAGGGCCTCACCAAACAGGTGGGCTGTGATTTATCTGGGATCGAGGCTAGATGTCTCGCTCATATTTTGTGGCCCTTTGATGGAGGGAAGTTTGCACGTGAGGTCATTGAGGGCGACGTACATTCTGCTAATCAGAGGGCCGCAAATCTTCCCACTAGGGATGATGCAAAAACATTTTTCTACGCCCTAATCTATGGGGCTGGTGCAGAAAAACTAGGTAAGATCACCAATCAAGATGGAAAGAAGCTAAAGCGTACCTATTACAAAAATATGCCTGCTCTAGCTGAGCTAACTAAAAGAATAACATTAAAGGCTGAGAAGGAGGGAAAGATAAAAGGATTAGATGGAAGACCTATTAAGATAAGGTCTCCTCATTCAGCACTGAACTTCTGTCTCCAATCAATGGGAGCTATCTTATCTAAGGCTTGGTATATCATTTGTTATGAAGAGATTAATAAAGCAGGGTATATTTACGGAAAAGATTGGGCATTCCTAGCCCATGTTCATGATGAGATCCAATTTGCGGTTAAAGATTCTATTGCTAAGGATGTGGCGAAGCTTGCAACTAAATCGTCAATCCTCGCAGGCGAAAAGTTTAAGATGCGAATTGCCATCGAAAGCGAATACAAAATCGGTAACAATTGGTCCGAATGTCACTAAGCTTTGTAAAATATGTGGCAGATTAAGGCCACGGTCCGATTTCTATAAAAGCAAACCAACGTGTAAGGAGTGTTATAAGACAGAACAAAACAACTATCACGCATTAAGGAAGAGATATAAAACTCCACCAATTGGTACTCCTTGTGAATGTTGTGGTAAGAACGATGAAATACTTCATTGGGATCATTGTCATAACACTAAGGAACATAGGGGGTGGCTTTGTGGTAATTGCAATACTGGAATAGGAAAGCTAGGTGACAATGTTTCAGGTGTCCAGCAAGCCTTGGTTTATTTAGAAAGTATGAGTAACTTGGAGGATGCAGATATAAAAGGAGACTTATGACATGGCTCATTGTTGATGCTGATATGGTCCTCTTCAAGGCCGCTTGTGCTTGTGAAGTAGAGATAGAGTGGATGCCAGATATCATTACTACTCACTGCCCTGTAAGAGAGGTAATGATGTTAGTAGATGATGTGATAAGTCTTAAGAAGAGTCAAGTCAAGGCTCGTGATGTCACATTATGCTGGACTTCTCCTGATAACTTTCGTAAGAAGGTAGATCCTACTTATAAAGGTAATAGAAGAGCTACTAATCATCGCATTAAACCAGTTGGGTTTAAAGAATGTCGTAAACGAGTACAAGAAAAGTATCCATCTGAAGAATGGTACAAGCTAGAAGCCGACGATGTTATCGGAATTTTGGCGACCCGTTATCAAGATAGAACACCTATTATCTGGTCTGGTGATAAGGATCTAAACCAGATTCCTGGCTTTCATCTTAATGATGATGGCGATATTGATCTAATTACTGAGGAACAAGCTGATGCATTTTTCTATCGCCAGATACTCTGTGGCGACGCTGTCGACAATTATCCTGGCTGCCCTAGCGTGGGACCGAAAACAGCAGAAAAGCTCATACCAATCGAGCGTTTCAGACCTACCTCCGCATGGAGAACTGTAGTTAAACAGTATGAGAAGAAAGGACTTAGCGAGGCCTATGCCTTGAA